TTTGGTAAAGAACTTGGTGTAACAGTAATAACAGGGGAAACAAGTCACTTCTTGTGGAGATAAGTAATGGGTTCATTTTGTAAGTCAGGCACCAAAACAAATACACAAACAACAGATATACCTGATTATATTAAAACGCCACTCAAGGATAATCTTGCGAAGGCGGCTGATTTAGTCAAGCAAGAATATATACCTTACGGCGGTGACCGCATTCAGGATTTTTCACAAGACCAACTGGATGCTTTCCAACAAATTAGGGACCGTGTTGGTACAGGTCAAGCGGACTTAGATGCCGCTATGGCTGGTATCAAATCTCTTTCTCCAACACAGGCACAACAAACACAAGCTAGACAATTTGACGCCCAAACAGCCCAAGACTACATGAACCCATACACACAACAGGTCTTGGATGTGGCTCGTCAACGTGCGTTTGAAGCGGAAGATATAGCCGCACAAAAGCGTGCCGCTAATCAAGTTGCGGCAGGTGCGTTTGGTGATAATTCGCGTAGATTTATTGAGAACACTGAAGCACAGTCAAATCTACAAGACCGTATGGCGGCAATGGAAGCTGACCAGTTGGCAAAAGCATACGGGGCGGCACAGCAAGCGTACAAAACTGACGCAACCCTAGACATGCAGTCACAACTTGCCAATCAAAGGGCGGGACTTCAGGCTGACCAGTTAAACACACAGCAAGCATTAGGTGCCGCACAGGGAATAGCTGGTCTGGTTAATCAAGGTCAGGGGCTAACATTTGACCAAGCCAATGCCCTCATGCAGATTGGCGGTCAACAACAACAAATGGGTCAGGCTGGTCTGGACCTTGCCTATTCTGACTTCCAACAACAGCAAGCATACCCCTACCAACAGATTGGCTTTATGGCTGATTTACTTCAAGGTGCGCCTATGGGTACGGTCACTACAATGACACAACCCACACCATCTCCGTTCCAGTCCGCTTTAGGTCTTGGTCTTACTGGTCTTGGCATCTATGGGTCAGGCGGTGGATTTACCCCCGGCGGATTTTCAATGGCTAACTTATATAATCAATAGAGAACGATATGATTAATCCAGCACAATATACAAAAGTACTGCAAGGCGCATCGGACGAACAGCTTATGGCTATGTTAAAACGTCCAGATAAAATACCTTCACAGTTCATTGTTGCTGAAATTAATCGGCGGCAAGCCATGAGACAAGCGGCGCAAGCACAAGAAAGACAGATGGCAAAAATGCAACAGCAACCCGTGATGCCTCAAGCACCGCAACAGATGGCACCTATGGGAAAACAACAGCCGCAACGACCACCTCAACAACCCGTTGGTATGAGGGTTGGAGGTGACCCTAGTAGGGTCGCAGACATAATTCGTAACAGGCCATATTATCAAGATTTACTTGACAGAACTGTCCAAAGAAGGGGTCCACAGTTCCTAGATGATGGGTTTACAATAGACCCAGATAGCATAAGACAAGATGACTATACTGGATTGCGGAAACAAATTCCTTACATACGTCCAACATCTCCAATTAATAGGGGTGACATACGCAGTTTAGCTATACCAGTGTCTTTGAATGAGGGGCAAACAAGTGACACGTTATCAGGAATGTCAGAGGGTCTTAATAACCCCGGAATGAATGAAGGTCAGCCTTCAAATACAAAACCTATTGTCGATAGTGATAGTAGGTTTGATGGTCCAAAAACCATTGACCAGAAAATAAATGATGGGTTTGAAAGTTTTGAGGGAGATTTAGAATCAACAAAAGAAGGAATAAAGTCTAGTGGCTCGGATGTGACGGCGGCAGAGATAGATAAATCAGGCATGGAAAGCGATAAGATTACCATAGGCAAAACAACTGACGAGACCGATACCTCAGAACTAGAGAAGGGTATTAGAGATAAGGTAACTGTAGACTTAGGGAAAAGCCAAACCTCTTTGTTTAAAGAGGTGTTTGAAGCTAATCAGGCTGACAGAAAGTCATTAGCTGAAGCACAAGCAATACTTTCGGACAACCAAAGAAAACGACTATCTGGTCTTCAAGAAGACTTTGACAAAGTAACTGGTGCTATGGAAAAACTGGCAGAGGCATACGACAAAAATTCTACAACACCAGAGAATAGATTTTTTCGTTCCTTGACTGATATGGGCGTTGATTTGCTGGCAAGCCCTGAAGCCAACTTCATGCAAGCATTAGGCAAGTCCGCAAAGAAGGGGCTTGAAACATGGGACACCTTAAGTAAAGAAGCAAAGGACAACGTACTGAAGAAGTATACGGCTGGCGTAACCCTTGCACAAACAAGGGCAGACCTATCGTCTAAGATTACTGCGGCGGCAGACGCTATAGATAAAGGTGATGTTAATGCACTAAACACTATTCTAACGGGTCGCATAGCAGATAGAAAGGGATTGATAGATGCTGGCGCACAGGATAAGGGCTTTAGCTTAAAAGGAACTGGACTTGAACTACAGCAAAGAGGTCAAGATATATCTGCGGGCGCACAGCTTGCTGGCATTAGACAGGGTGACACACGAATTAAATCACAAGAGGAGATTGCCCAAGGACAAATCGCTTCAAGGCAAGCAGAGGGCGATGCCAACAGGAGTGTACAGCTAGGGACCGCACAGGCACAGCTTGACCAAGGCGCAGATATTGCCAATCAGAGGGATGAAAGAGCAAAACAAGGTCAGCTTATTCAAGTTGAAGGTCTTGAACTACAGTCACTAAATAACTGGGCAAGTCAGCTTAACGCAGATGAACGCAATCGTATAGCCAATATCACAGCCAACAAGCCACCAGCGGCTGTTGCATATCTTGAACATCTTGTTTCTAACAAAACAAAGTATGGCCTTGATGACAGCGACATAACTGACTTTATTACTGGCGCAAACAAAGGCACATCTGGTTCTATGGCAAGCATACTGACAACAGTCAGAACATATGCCAAGACAGACTTTGAACAGCAAACTCCAATTCCGGGGGTAGAACCAGCAAATGACGGGCAGTATTCGTTGGCTCAATACGATGCGTATCACCGCCGTAATCTGTTAGGTATGTTTGGTTTGGGTGGTGACCAAAGTTTATCATCCCAATCTAATGCAGACCCTTTAGGACTTAAGACTAAGGATAAATAAATGTCTATTATTGATGGACTGCGTTCTCAGTTTCCTATGTATGATGACCTTTCTGATGCAGAACTTCTTGAAGGCTATCGCAATAAATTTCATCCAGATACCTCGTTGCAGGAACTTGAAGAACTTTATGCAGATAAAATAGAACGAGAAGAGAGGGAACGCCAACTAGAAAACCAAGGTTTCTTTGGCCGCGCCGCTGATTTGATTGAGGCTGGTGGTAGAGAGTTTGTGGGTGCATCTGCCGAAGGTATAGCAACTGTTGCTGACATGATTGGCGGTGACAGAACAGATAGCTTTGAACAAAGTTTGCAATCTTTTGCCGAAGGGCAAAGGGAAGAAGCACGTTCCATTCCGGGCATTCAACCTATCTTAGAGGCAGAGGGCATTGGCGATGTTGTTTCGTCTGGTGCATCTTACCTTGCCCAGTCAATACCAGAACTAGCCGCTGTGTCTGCCGCGTTCTATGCTGGTGGTAAAGGTGGTGCCGCTGTTGGAACAGCCATAGCACCCGGCCCCGGAACTGCCTTAGGCGCACTTATTGGTTCTATCGGTGCTGGTACTGCCGCTGGACTGCTTGCCTTTGCTGGAAGAAACGTAGAAGAGTTTAAACGTGTACAGGGCCGCGACCCTACATTTGACGAACAGCAATCAATATTAGGTACTGCCGCTGTTCAGTCAGCCGCCAATACCCTATTATCTAAACTTCTGTTTGCTAAAGGTACAGGCAGAACTATAACTGGTAACATGGTGAAGAAAGGACTTCAAGGCACTGGTGCAGAAGCCCTTACAGAAACTATACAAGAAGCACTAACTATTGGTCAGGCAAACAACTATGAGGATATAGCTGAATTAATTAGCAATCCAGAAAATCAACGCCGCCTTGGCGAATCATTCCTTGCTGGCGGTTTGGTTGGTGGCGGAATTGGTACGGCTAGTGGTGTCTTTGGGGTTGAGCCTACACCAGACCCAGACAAAGACCTTAAGGCGGCGGCAGAAGAGTTTGTTGCTGGTAGACCTCAAGACCCAGAGGCTATATCAGGACCACCGCCTGTACCACAACTAGAGTCCTTTATTATGGGTGGCAAACGCACAGACCCCACAGGACCAGAGATACAACCACCAAGACCACAAAGAGTGGAACCAGTAGTTGACCGGGAAGGAAACGTACAACAACAAGTATTGACTGGTCAACAAGAACCATTACTACAAGCAAGGCCGGACACAAGGCTAACTCCTGACGAACGTGCAAGACAGATAAACCAAGACATGGTCATGGATATCACTCGCCGTGCCATAGAGAATGGTCAAGACCCTCTTGTTGCGCTATCTGACCCTGCTATAGAACAAGACATCATTAAAAACATACAACTCGAACAGGAGTCTGACGCAGTCATTGCACCAACTCCTGTTTCTCAAGCTGACCAAAACGTATCTAGGCTAAACAATCGTCAGCTTATAGAGTTTGCTGAACAGAACGCAGACTCAGACCCAATCTTAGCCGAAATCATGGCAAAAGAAATCCCCATCCCAGCAAAAACGCGGTTGATACGCCGCCGACTAGCCGAAAAGAACATCTCCCCCACCACATCATTGGAACAGGACCAGCAAGTTGGTGACCCAATCTTGCGTAAAACATCTGCCGTTGACGAAGACGGTAAGATTAGGTTGACCGCAACACCTGACACAGTTCAGGAAACGGATATAGCAACACAGCCTCGCATGGTTAGGCGGACCGACACAGCGGAAGGTAAGAAACTCCGTCAAGAGATTGGCCCGATTGTCACCCGTGGTCTTCTTGATGCGTTGAAGATAAGAGGAGGAGAAGCGTCTACAAGATTTACCCCTGACGGGTTAATGGATGAAGATGCAACCAGCCGGGCAGAAACCCGTTATCAAGGTGCTACAAACTACCTCTTGACCAGACTTGATGCTATGGCGAAGCGTGGCGACCAAGGTGCTAAAGCCGCTAACGCTATCAAGACACAAGTTCTCAATAACAAGAAGATTACATCAAACGAAATTGTTGGTGCTTTCTTGGCCGCAGATGCAATCGTAGATACATTAGGCGGACAGGGCGCACAGAACGGTGTTGATATACGCTTCTTTGACAGGTTAACACAGCGCAACGATGCGTATGGATTTAAGTTATATGAGGATACTGTAGAGGGTAAATCAAAAGCTGTTATTGAACTGGCATTACAAGGTGACACTGTTGAGGGTATTCGCGGTACAGCGGCACACGAAGCATTTCATGTCTTGCAAGATTTCTATGCATCAGAAAGTCCCAAAGACAAAAAGGTTCTCGACTCTTTCTACAAGTTGGACAAGGATGGCAAGGTCAATTACAAGGCACTTCCTGCATCTATAAAGCGTCTGTGGAAAAAGCATGGGCGAGAAGGCTATCATGACCTAGCACTCAAGGGTCAACTACCAGACCAGATAGCTAAAAGTCCGTCTGAGTTTCAGGCTATGACCTATGAGTATTACAAGAAGGCCCAAGCCGCTGGTGAAGCTAACCCCTTGTCTGGCCCTATGGGTGGGTACTTTAATTTTGTAAGTCAGTTTCTGCCACGCCTTAAGAACTCCCTAAATGGTATGGGTTTCCAAACTGCACAGGATGTATTCGCCCGTGCTGGCAAGGGTAAAACTGGGCAACAACTAAAAGGACGCAAGCTAACCCCAAGAGAACCAGCACCATTCCGTCAAGCGGCTGAAGAAGCTAGTGAACGGAACATAATGGAAGAATACAAGAAACAAGTAAGTTCCACTGGTATGAAACCTGACCCAACACAGGCTGGAACCGTCATAGAGGGTTCCATTGAATATGAAATGGAAGCTGGCCCAGTAACTAGTGTTGAAACGAAATCACCCCTTAAGGAAGGTGTGAATTTCTTGCGAACATTACTTAGTAGTGATTTGAGTGACATTCCAGAACTACGAGGAAAAATACCTCAATCACTTATTGATGCCGCAAAGGGTGAGAGTATGGCAGATTTTCGGACTGCCCTTTTAAATCATCCAAGTAGGTATATATTTGACCAAACAAATGACGATAGAGTTATAGAAAAATTTGGTAATCACGGTCTTATCATTGGAGATGTAGAAAGAAATCGTACCTCTCCTGAAATGGATGAAGATGTTACTTTCACATTGGTTCGCATGAGTGGTGACGGCAAGAATAATATAAGAGTTGCCACTATGAGGTCTACAAAAGCTGATGCTATGGAAACCAATCAGTATCTAGGCACAGACTCAGAACCATCAACTGTTTATTTGCCTTACTCTACTGAGACTAGGCAACTTAATCAACAGTTAATAGATGAAGCGCAAATTTCTAAGTCAGTTAGAAAGATTAAAAGAAATGTTATGGTGTTGGCAGGTATTAACACTGTGTACTCTAATGATTTATATGAAGCATCAACTTTAATTGACGAAGACAGTGCTATTCGCATAGGTCAAGAAGGTGGTACAGTTAGACTCCTCAATATAGATTTCAGGGTTGATGACAGTTTTGCCGCTGACGAAAATTTCAGAACACCAATTAATCTTTCGGGTATGTCAAAGCTATATGGCGCGGTTCTTGCTGGTGTAAGAAAAGCCTTAGATGCACAAAAGAAACGCGGCGAAAGAATTGATGGGATAATGTTTGCTGGAAATGAGTCTAAACGTGATGAGACTCGCTCTACAGAAGGGTTGTTTGGAGCCAATCAAAAGCAAAGAATTTATAATAGAATTGCAAGAATGAAATCTTTTGCCAAGGAGTTTCCAGAACTATCTATGGAGACTATATCTGGTTTTGGGTCCACCGTTATGCCCACAAACAAAATCAGACAAGCAAAATCAGATTTACAAAACAGAGCGCAACAGAGAATAGAACAACAGTTAGCTTTATTCAATGATGATGCGACTACTGTTGATGCGGATTTTGATGTTGTCGATTCAGAAGCCTTAGAAGCTATTCTTGGTGAAGCATCAATGCGGTTTGAACGTGTTCCTGATTTAAGTCAGGTAACACCAAATCGAGCAAACAATCAGGTAGCAAACACACTTGGCTTAACAGATAGAGAGCGTGCGTTATCATCTCTTGATGTTCTATATAACCCTGACTTCTCAGTGACTGTTCCAGAACGTGATATAGGTGGTCCCGGCCCTGATGGATTTGAAAGGACGGCTGGTTCTAACATTAATGAAGTAGCTAGAGCCTTACAAAATCGTGCGCTTTCTATAATCGGTCAGGCAATAACAAAGTCCAACCCAGAGACGGACGAAATGTTGGCTAAGATTATGGCGGCAGAGACAGTAGCCGCCATGCAAAACAATCCAGACACCAACGCGGCTAACTGGTACACAGAAAATATTAAAAGGGCAATAGCTTCTGTGTCCAAACTTTACCCAGAGATAGCAACAAACAGAGAACACCGTTCTGCCTTTAGCGTTGCATTAGCTATAACATCCCAAGGAATAAAGGTAGACAGAAACTCTGCTATTGGCCTTGGTGCTTACGAGTTCTGGAGAAAGAATGGTAGGTTCCCAGAGTTCGGTGAGGGTGAAGCCGCTGGTGCAATGAGGGCCAACTTCAAAACAGCAAACAAACTTATGAAAGCGTTTAACGCAAGGGGCAGAAACTTTAGGTTTGTTGATTTCCTAGACAGTCAATACACCAAGCGAGAGTTGATGGAAACCCTTGAACAAGCTGGTATAGACTTGAAAGGGCCGGATTCTGTATCCCTCAGTGGCGAAAACATGGACGCCAAACTGTACGGTTCTTTTGTCTTTGGACCAAAGATTGGTCAGGGTTTCTACCAAAACCTGATGGGTAACTACGACCCAGTTACAATAGATAAATGGTTTATGAGAACATGGGGCCGACTGACAGGTACATTAATTGGTAAGCCAGCTTACAAAGACAACATTGCCGCATTGAGAACTATGATGCTTGAAGAGGGTATTGAGTTTGACCAAGAACTATTTGGTACAGACGAACAGTACACCCTTAATAAAGTGTCTGAAGTTTATAAGATGGGTGAGGATTTCTACAAACAGAACCGTGAAGAAATAGATGCTAAACGCATGGCTAAATCACCAGCCATGAAGAAAGCTAAGAATGCTTATGACAATGGCATGAAGCCTAACGAAGCACTTAACGGAACAAAGCGTCAGTGGATGCGTTCTGTTGTGGCCCGTGCAAGAGAGATACTAGCGCAACAGGGCATCAATGTTACATCGGCAGACCTTCAGGCAATACTTTGGTATCCTGAGAAAGACTTGTACGACAAACTTGGTAATGACGGGTCAGGTGCAGATAGACTTAATCAATCATATGAAGATAGCTTTGGAGAATTAATAGATGGCGAAACAGGGATACGCACCGTGGACGGAAGAGGCAGATTTGACTCTGTCCGAGAATCTATCAGACAAGAAGATAGACAATCTCGTAGAGGCACTGGTGGAACTAGCGGACAGGAAGCATCAATTAGGCTCGGAAGGGACTACAGAACAACAGAAGGGATGAAGCGTGTTCTTGCTGACCCTGCAAGAGATAATGTTGGTCGCAAGTTTTTTAATGTATTACGTCCGTTCACAACAAAAGAAGGTAGGAAGCAACAGTTCAATAGGTTCATTGACTCTGCGGTACACGGACTGAGGCCGATTGGTGACAGAGAAAGGCGACTTTCTGCCGTAAAGTACGGCGTAAAAAAATATCTGCCTTTTGCAGAAGGTGCCTTTAAGATTGCTGAGTTTGCACAACAGCGGTCTGGAAGAATGCAACAGTTTATAGAACACGGCCCGCCCGTTCTTGGTGCTGAGGGTGAAGTAACCATTGACAACTCAATAGGTGGACTGCGTGAAATATTCTCACCAATAGGAACTGGTCCAAAATATGCACAGTTCCAGATGTATGTGTATGCAAAACGGGCGCAAAGACTTAAGGCAGAGGGTAGAGAAAACTTGATGTCAGATGCTGACATACAAGAAGGCTTAAGTTACGGCGCACAAAACCCAGAGTTTGACAGAGTGTATGGAAACTATAACGCATTTAACGAAAAGGTTATGCAGTTTATGGTGGACACTGGTGCTATTGATTTAGAAACAAAAAGAAAACTTACAGGAACCGCTGATTACATACCTTTCTATAGAATTATAGATGACGAAATGTACACCGAAGGTTTCTTTGGGCAACTAAAAACTGCCAAGCAAGGAACATACGGAACAACTTCTGCTTTTGACAACCCGGAAGCACAGATTAAATCTGCCATTAACAAGTTAAAGGGTGGTGAAGAACAGATAGGTGACCTGTATGAAAATGTTTACAAAAATATTAATGCATTGGTTAACGCTGGATATCAAAACCTAGCCACACAAAGAATTGTAAAACTAACAGAGGAAATGAAGCGTTACGGTTTGTATGATGAGGTTGACCAACCCCGACATTTAACTTCTTCTGAAGCCACAAACAACAACAACCACCTTACCTACAGAGAAAACGGGAAGACTAGGTTCTATGATGTAGGTAGCGATGGTGAACTGCTTCAAGCAATGAGGTCATTTACACCTATACAAATGCAAGGAATATTTGCTGGTATGCAGGATATAGGTCGCTTCTTTAGAAGTGCAATCACAATGACACCACCATTTATGGCGGCAAACTTTTTACGCGGTGACATGGCTGGCTATGTGACGGTTGATGCACCAATACGTCCCATAGTTGATAGCGCAATCGGACTAAAGAACGCTTTAAAAGATGTAGAAACAGTCCAAGAAATGAAAACTTTGGCTGGCTTTGGTGGTTACACATTTGGAGATAATAAAGACTTCTCCAAAAAAATGAAGCGGTTCTATCGAAGACATCAGGGTTATGAAATCATAGACTCTGACAAGAAGCTAGAGGCGATGATGCAGTTCGCCCTAGATAAGGGTGCGGATTTAATTGACGCGGTTAACACAGGTGGTGAAGCCACGGAGAACGCAACAAGAGAGGGTATATACAGGCGACTTAGAGACTCTGGAATGTCCAAAGCTGATGCCGCTTATGAGGCTTTAAACCTTATCAACTATAGTCGAAAGGGTAATCCAAATGATGCGCTTGGCCTGACAATAGCCACACTAGTTCCTCTTGTTCCATTCCTAAATGCAAGACTTCAGGGTTTGTATAGAACTGGCACTGCATTTGGTGTGGAGGCTGACGCTAAAAGCACAATAAGAAAAGGATTGGGGATGTTCGCGCTATCAATGGCATACTACGCGGCGGCATCATCACATGACGAGTGGGACCAAGAACCCCTGCACAGAAAACTTAATTACTATATTTTTTATATAGGTGACAAAAAGTTTCTTCTTCCTAAACCGTTCGAGATTGGCGCAATATTTTCCACAATACCTGAACTTATCATTGACGGAATAAGAAAAAAAGATGGACAACTGGTTGCTGACGGTGTGACACAAACTCTTTTGAACACCTTCTCGTTTAATCCTATCCCTCAAGCAGTAAGACCTATTATCGAGGTGGCCGCAAACTATGACTTTTTCCGTGGGCGTGAATTAGAAAGCATGGGGGTTCGTGGATTACCCACAAAACAGAGAGCGTACTCAAATACATCTGAGTTTGCTAAGATGGTGGGCAACATTAGTCAGTATGTAGGCATCAGTCCTATTGAAGTAGAACAACTTATCAATGGTTATATTGGTTCTATGGGTCAATATGTTTACGCTGGCATGGACGCTATACTTGGGGCATTTGGTGCCATACCATCTAAGCCATCTGGTGTCTTTGGAGATAGTGTACCAGCAGACTTTGCTAAAGTTTTGGGCCTGTCTCGTTTTGTAAAACCGCAAGGAACTGACCCAGCAAATCAGTACATGACTGACTTCTACGAATTAAAACGAGAGGCTGATGAAGTTGTTCGTGGCATCAACAGGTTACGAGAGGAAGGCAACTATGAAGAAGCCAGAGATATGCGGTCAGATAATCGTGGTCTCATATCTGTGAGGTCAACTCTTAACAAGATGTATCAACAGTTAAACAACATAAGTGATAGAATATCTGGAGTTCGCGCATCCGGCGATGACCCGGATACCAAACAAAAACGTATTGACCAGTTAATACGACAAAGAAATAGGGTGGTAAAAAGGATGGTAAAAATAAAGGAAAGAATAAGAAGGTTACAGTAATGTTTTACGCATCAATTTTATTTTGTTGGATATCTATTAGCGGTCCACAGTGTGTTGTGGCAGAGGACTCACTTGGTCCATACAAAGAAGTAGCACAGTGTCAGGAACGCATTGAAGATATGTCCGAAAGCATACTTGAAGAGATGCCGTTCGCAGAAGTTCGCGGTTCTAAGTGTGACAAAGGTGGGGATAGCGGTGTACATAAAGGCTTTAGTGAGTTTACATGAGCCGCCGACCTCAGAGTGTAAATGAAAACACTGAGGTAGCCCTACCTCTAAGAAATATAATTAGCATGGTTGCGGCGGCAAGCCTAGCAACTTGGGCATACTTTGGATTAATAGAACGACTGAACACACTTGAAACAAATCAGACCATGATGAAGTCTGACTTAGAACAGAACACAGACTTTAGAATTAAATGGCCTCGCGGTGAGATGGGTTCACTGCCAGCGGACTCAGAACAGTTCATGCTTATAGAACACTTGGCTGGTGAGTTAGAAAAACTACAGAGTCAAATAGAAAATGGTCAAGCACCCTATGACCAACAACAGAAATTAACACTGGACTTCTTTGAGAAACGCATAACAACCATAGAAGAAAACATAGAGAAGATGAGAAATGGTGGTTGAGTTAACATTTGTTTTGCTGTTGGTAATGAGTGGTGAGAAGGTAGAATATACCCCTTACCAGTCATTATCAGAATGCCTGTCAGTCAGAAGAAAGATAAAAAGAAACACTGGTTCTGACGAGAAGTGGTCGTGCAAAGAGATGAAAGTTAAGATGGAAGACGGGAATATATTGGAGTTTATAGAAGAATGATACAGGCTATACTACCCATAGTGGGTGACCTAGCTGGCTCTTGGCTAAAGGGAAAGGCCGAAGAGAAAGCCGCTGTCGCCAAGACAAAGATTGCAAAGGCCGAAGCCGAAGCAGAAATTATGAAAGTAGCCGCGACCAGTGAGGCAAGCTGGGAAAAGGTTATGGCAAAGGGTTCAGTAAACTCGTGGAAAGACGAGTGGTTAACGGTGCTTTTTAGCATTCCCCTAATATTAGCCTTCTGTGGTGACTGGGGTAGGGAGATAGTGTCTAACGGCTTTGCCGCATTGGAAGCCATGCCCGATTACTATCAGTATACCTTAGGAGTTATTGTATCTGCGTCATTCGCGGTGAGGTCAGCAACAAAATTTTTTGGTAAGAGATAATGGTTGATTGGTGGAAGAAATATTTACAGCTTAATATTACTGCAAAGCTAACCATGATTGCTTCTGTGGCTATGTCGTGGAGATGTGCTGAGTGGTTTATGAATCTTGAAGACCCAACAACACAGCAGTCAGCGTTCGTATCTGTTATTATGGGTGTAATGACGGGTGTGTATGGCATCTACTTGGGTAGAGAAGCGAAAGGAAAATAACGTGGATAGACGAGTCAAGGCTAAAGTGAAGAAGGTTGCCTCTGGTTTGCGTAAGGCATCAAGGACACACGCAAGACAGGCAAAGACCTTAACATCTGTGCTAAAAAAGAAGAAGAAGTGACATGGTATTTGACCATTCACAAAGAACAACAGCTAGTCAGGCACGGCGTAATAGGTTAAAAAGATATTTCGATTTCGGAAGACTGAAGAACAAAAGGCGTAGAGTGCCTTACAAGTCACCAGTCAGGAGCGAGGAAGATGGATATAGAATTACTAAGGGAAGAACTGACACTAGATGAAGGGTGTAAGGAAGAAATATATCTCTGTTCAGAAGGACATCCTACATTTGGAATCGGTCATTTAATAGTGAGAGGTGACCCTGAGTTTGGCAAAGACTTGGGAACAAGCGTAGCCTTTCACCGTGTTAAAGAAGTTTTTGAACAGGACATAGCAACATGCATAGCAGATTGTACACTAATATTCAAAGGCTGGGACGATTATCCAGAAGAAGCGCAGAGATGTTTTGCGAACATGTGCTTTCAACTTGGGAGACCAAGATTGAGTCAGTTCAAAAAAACGATTGCGTTTGCGGAAAGCGGCGAATGGGAAAACGTAGCAACCGAGATTCTCGATTCGAGATGGGCCAAGCAGACACCGAATCGCGCACAGAGAATTTCTGAGCGTTTTCTTAAGTTGTCTGTTCCTTTATAATTTGGTATAGTTTGTACAGTCGCTAGAACACTAGCCTGAAGAAGGACAAGACTAGCGATAGAGGGGCAGTGTGTTTGGCAAGTTCCCGAAGGACTGATACTGACCGTGGCTAGAACCTGCCCCTCGATATTATTAACTAGTAAATGTATAAAGTTAGTTAACCTGCGTTCCCGGTTTGTGCCAACCAACTTTTAAATTCATTTACCAGTTCGTCTAACTGGAACCTTACATCGTCCCTTTCCACATGAGCCAACTCAGAACGAGAACTGATACCAAGAAAAGTTCTAAGGGCATTTGCTGTCTCCACTTCTACATCTTGCATACCCCAATTATAGAACCCCTCTTCTGAGGCACGTTCCTCAAGGTACTTTTGAAATTTTTCGTTCTTACACATCATAACAGAACGCTGTATATATTTTTTTCTAGGGTCTTCGTTTGTTGATTGTTCTGGGTTATCGTAATCCAAAGCCTTCAAACCAATAGCCAATGGCGTACCCATAGGTGCAAAGACCAGCCAATCAGCCGCGCCAAACTCATGTACTGTTAGTGTCAACTGCCACAGACCATCTGTGGTCTGACGTATTGCATGTTTCTTTGCTTCAAACCCACTAACTGTTGTGAACGCCTCGCGTGGTACTGGCTTCATTACTTATCCTCTTTACTGATAGGTCATATCCCAACACATTAAAACAAGCCCTTAGTATTTCTATACTAGGTCTGCGATTGTACTTCCACTTTGTTATTATTGATGGGTCACTTACACCCACCTTCTTACACATATCCCTAGCCGTAATCTGTTGTTCATTCATCTTATCAATAAGACTCTTTACAAGATAGAATGTATTATCTGGATATGACTGCTTAATATAAGAACCGTCACGCCTCATCTAGTTCCTCGTAGTACTGCGCCCTGTATGCATCTCTTATCAACTCTGCAACAGATATAAATTTTCCTTGGTTCTTAGTTTGGTCGTGAGATATTTTTGCCAACACTTGATACTCTCTCATAGGTAACCTAAGATTATAGGTCTTTGTGTTTGTCATCTGTCTCATTTGTTTGTCTCCACAAATCTTCAGCCACTTTCAATCCATCAACCCCCTCAAAAACCCAAAACAATTTTTCACCTTCTTTTGCAGTGTGTAACTTATGGTGACACACATCACATAGGGGGACAACCCATTGGTCGCCTACCTTCTGACCAAATCCTCTTTGTTCTGCGAACTGTATGTGATGTGCATGATTTTGAGGTGGGGAAGAACACACTAAACAGGGAAGTTGCCTCACCCTGTTTAGGTGTTTTTGATTACGAACTTTCTTAGAACGGAATCTCATCATCCAATGGCTGTTCTTTTTGTGATATAGGTGGTGATGATGGTATGTTGCCACCCTGAGGTTGAGGTATACTAAGTTTTAGCTTCATATAACTCATGCCCTTTTGAGACTTTTGCATCCAGCCAGCAATGTTATACTTGATGCCGTCTACCTCTGCATTGCCAGTGTAGTCTGGGTGCTTTTCTTTTCCCTGAACTACCTCTCCATCATTGCTAAACTTATCTTTGTTTCTAAACAAAGCACCACTTAAGTTATTGTCGTATTCAGTCATTGGACCTCTCCTTCTTTTCCTGACAATTTCTTCCTAAGTTTTTCTACTTCCAACTTTAAATCCTTAAATGTTTTGACGTTTGTCTTTTTTAGGTCGTCAAAAAAACCCTTTTGTTGGATAAGTAGTTTGTTAACATCTTCAACTGTCTTACAGTTACCAGCCAACCTAAGAAATTTTTTCTCGTTCATGTTCTTCGGTGTTAGGCCAATCACTCTCTGGGTATCCAAAGCATCACTGACCTCTTCGGCAGATGCTATTTGTCCACCATGTAAACCAAGGTTAGCAAGCATACGGCCCACAGCACTTGTCTCACTATTTTCTACCGCACTGGTTTGATTTATGCGATGTGCATCACGGTCCTCTTCTGAGGTTCCGACAGACTTGACGTTCTTCATCTGGACTATTTCTTTTCCTTCTTCAGTAAAGATAACATCAACCTGTTCTGCTAAGTATGCCCTAGTAATAACTTTGTTTTCCTTGAACACGACTTTAGTAAAGATAGAGGCCACGGACTCGACATCAATAGCATCCATATTGGCTCTGAATAATTCAACTCGCAAAGGGACGGTTGAATACTCCTTGCCCCTGATGTCCACCTTACCTTCTTCAAGGCTCGACATCTTTTTTAATATGTCCTCTATCTTATTTGTCATGACCTATAACCTCTTTAGTAAATAACTCTGATTGATATTGTTCACAAAACTCTGACACCTCACAGAACCTCTGACATCTTATTGGTTCTGCCTCTCTCTTCTCTATTACTACGGGTGCTTTGGTTTGGAAGCTGAGTGCTTGTTCTTCTGTGTCAAAAACCCGTAGGGCTTTCCCAGTTTTTTTAGATACGACTGCAAATTTTGGACTTGACATCCATCGTTCTTCATCTGTGCAGAGGGGGATGTCTTCGGTAAAGTGAGCCTGTATTCTTTCATTTATATACTTCTCCGTTTGTTCTTCACACCAAAGTGGTAATTCAAAAACAGGGAACATCGTGTCAGGGTATTCACCTGTAACACGCCTATCGGACCAGTCTCTGATAAGTCCACTGATAAAAAGCCTTTTGGGTTGCATGTCGTTTTGCCTAAGTATATATGCATATATATTTAGTTGCGCCTCAAACTCTTTGAGTTCCGTCTGCGCTTTGTAGGCTGTCATCACCTTATAATCCCAAATATTAAAGCCGCCATCACACGGCTCAAGTGCATCTATTGCACCAGAGATTAACTTGTCACCAGCACTTGCATAAAATCTTCGTTCACATATCCAGTCGCTAGGTGCATACTGTTCCATATATCCATGCCATGCCTCGCCTAGTTTAGCAAAGCCACGCTTTAGATAGTCTGGCTGGATATCCTTGTAGTGTAATTTATATAACCTATTGACCCTTGGGCTATCCTTAAGTCTGGTCGCGCTTATGTCCGTTGGTATCGAACCAGAATCATAGTTTTCTGAGTGTAGATAACGCTTGACGGACTCTGGTAATATTTCTTTGCTGAGTTTCATATTGTATATGTGCCACAGGTAGCCGTTTCTGTCAAGTAGATTCACTTATCAATGGTATTATTATATAATTTTTTTTATGAAAGCAGAACGAAAAGTGAACAAAACTCGTAAGAAGTCAATTAGGCGAGAGCCTGAACTTAACTTACAGACTGATATAGTTGAGATGCTTCGCAAGAAGTTGAAGAAAAAAGTTTTGTTCACAGCCTTCCCTGCTGGTGGCGGTGGTAGGGTAAGAGGTGCTAAACTTAAAAAGGCTGGGCTTCAGGCAGGGTGGCCTGATATCCAGCTAGTATACCAAGGCTTTTATTATGGCCTTGAAGTGAAGACAGAAACAGGAAGGCTATCTCCAGCGCAAATAGATTTACACAAGAGACTTACTGATGACGGTTGTTCTGTTGCCGTTGCCCGTTCAGTCTCTGATGCACTGGAGATAATAGTTGACTGGGGTCTCGCTAGAAAGCATAAACAGAATGTGGAGAGCGGTAGTCCTACAAGCATTGCTTGACGCCGCAGGACTTGGACGCTCTATAAATCCCTCATGGCCTGAGTGGAAACACGAACAAGTAAAGCGAGAAGCTATTGAATGGCTTCTTGGTGGGGGAAGTGACTTCCGTGAAGTTTGTGATGCCGCAACCATACCAGAGGAAGCTGTTGTTATTTTTGCCAAACGCCTCGCCAAGGGGGATGTTGAAGCAAAAAAATCGTTAATAGAATGGCGAGATACATTTGCCAAGCAAGGAAGGAAACTGACTGATGACATGGAAGTCGAACAAGAACCCGATGTTTCGGACGAAATTTTCTGAGGATATCTTTAATACAAAGTACGCACATGAGAATGCAACCACATGGGCTGAACTTGCCCGTACCTTGGTAGAGGATGTGTGTCGTGACATGATGCCTCAAGATGAAAAAGACGAGTTGACTGACCACCTTACAAATCTTCGTTGGGTGGCTGGGGGTCGTTACCTTTATTATGCTGGTCGTAAAAATAAATTTTTCAATAACTGTTTCTTATTACGGGCTGAAGAAGATACGCGAGAAGACTGGGCAAATCTGTCTTGGAAAGCAGAGTCATGTCTCATGACTGGTGGTGGAATAGGTATTGACTACTCAATATACCGTCCCGCTGGTTCTGCGTTAGGTGGCACTGGTGGAACTGCCTCAGGTGCCGTCACTAAAATGCGTATGATAAATGAGATTGGTCGGTCAGTGATGCAGGGTGGGTCACGCCGTTCTGCTATATATGCCTCTCTTAACTGGAAGCATGGTGACATCCAAGACTTTCTTAATGCAAAGAACTGGCAAGATATGCCTATCGGTAACTCTGGCTATACATTATTTGATGCAAAGCAAGATGATTTTAATTTTCCTGCACCACTGGATATGACAAACATCAGTGTAAATTATGACACTGACTGGTTACTGAATTATTGGCGCACAGGTGAGGTTGGTGATGTGTTTATGAAGAACTGTCGTCAGGCTTTATCCACAGCAGAGCCGGGATTTTCTTTTAATTTCTTCGATAAAGAAAACGAAACACTACGCAACGCTTGCACAGAAGTAACTAGTGCGGATGACTCAGACTTATGTAACCTAGCCAGCTTGAACTTCGCCAGAATAGATAACATTGACCAGTTAAATAGTATTGTGCATTTGGTTACCAAGTTCTTGATTTGCGGAACTATCGTGGCACAGCTTCCATATGAAAAGATTTACGAGACACGGGAGAAGAACCGCCGTCTCGGTCTTGGTCTGATGGGGTTGCATGAGTGGTTGATTGCCCGTAATGAAAAGTACGAGGTAACAGATGAACTGCATCGATGGCTTAAGGTCTATCAGGATGTTTCCAATGGTACATCAGACAAGTTTGCAGATGAGTTAGGTATCTCTCGTCCCATCGCCAAACGTGCGGTAGCACCTACAGGAACTATTGGAATTATTGCTGGCACTACGACAGGTGTCGAGCCAATTTTTGCTGTCGCATACAAACGCCGTTATCTTAAAAACAATCGATGGCACTTTCAGTATGTGGTCGATGCCGCCGCGCAAGAGATGATTGATGTTTATGGTGCAGACCCTGACAAGATTGAGTCTGCGATTGATTTGGCTGAAGACTACGAACGCCGGATGAAGTTTCAGTTTGATGTTCAGTCTTATGTTGACATGTCAATATCATCTACAATCAATCTGCCTTCATGGGGTTCACCCTTAAACAATGAGGATACTGTTAAACAGTTTGCAGACACTCTTGCCAAGTATGCCCACGGTCTTCGAGGGTTTACATGCTACCCTGACGGTGCGCGAGGCGGTCAGCCTTTAACTTCTGTACCCTATAAGGAAGCTGTAGAAAAGCTGGGAACAGAATTTGAGGAAGCCTTAGAGACCCACGACATATGTGATATTACGCAACACGGCGGCAGTTGCGGCGTATAAAATCAAGGGTGGGTGCTTGACAGGCTCCCACCCTTCTTTTATTGATGGGCTATGAAGTCGGGTGGATATTACAAAATGCATAGGGGTTGGATGGATAACCCCGTTCTTAAGGACAACGATGAACGTATCGTGTGGCTTTCTATTATTGAGAGGGCCGCGTGGGCCGACACTGAAACCTACATTAACGGTCAGTTGTTGAAGGTAAGCAGAGGTTGTTTCTTTACCAGTCTCAGACACATATGCATCCATGTTCATTGGGATGTTAAGAAGGTTTCAAGGTTCCTTAAACGTCTTGAATCATGCCACATGATTGTCACAGAGGTGACATCAGGATTGACACATGTAACCGTTTGTAATTATGAAGAATATCAATCTAACGGACACAGAAGTGACACACCTGACGCACAGAAGTTGACACATAAAGAAGAAATAAATAATAAAGAAAGAAATAATATAGCTGGCTGGGATGAGTTTTGGGCGGCGTACCCATCAGGTATGATGGAGAATGGTAAGCCAAGGCGTTGGCCCAAAGCTGGTAGGAGTTCCGCACATGGTGCATACGCGACTGCCATAAAGTCTGGTGCAACCATTGACCAGTTATTGACTGCCGCAAAAAACTATGGTGCTGAGAAGTCTGATGGTCAGTTTGTTTATAACCCAAAGAAGTTTTTATCTGAAGGGCATTGGGAAAATTGGCTTGAGGTAAAGGACACTTCTGATACGGCAGTCTTTAAAAAGGATTGGGATAGTTTTTAATGTCAGTGGTTGATAGGTTTTTAGACCATCACAAAGCGTTTAGTACTGAGTTAGATGACTTACTACAAAGCGGAACCTTTAGTGGTTGGAAAAGATGTAGATGTCCAAAGTGTTCGGACAGCAGAAGAAAGAAGTCAGATAGGTGTCTGGGTGTTCGTCACCCAGAGGAAGGAGATATATATGTCATCTGCCATAACTGTGGATGGCGGTCAGGATTCGATGACGCTAACAGAACAAGCAACAGATTATATAGCGGAGCGAGGTCTGGACGTAGAGACCGCAATAAATCTAGGGGTCTACACCTCAAGTCAACATGGTACTGAAGTTATTGCCTTACCCTATCTAAGGGACGGCAAGACAGTTAATCACAAGTATAAAAACTATTTAGGTGCCAGCAACTTTCCGTCTTGGTCACAGGACAAGGGTGGAGAAAAGGTTGTTTGGAACAGGGATGTCCTGCTGGATGATAGTATCCAACATTTACCAGTCATTATAACAGAGGGTGAATGGGACTGTATCGCCGCAGTTCAGTGTGGGTTTGTTCGTTCAATATCTGTACCAGATGGTGCGCCATCAAAAAATATAGAGCCTGAACGTGACAGTGTTTCCCATAAATATTCATACATAAGAGACATTATGGAGTTACTTGAAGACTGCAAAGAAATTATTCTTTGCACTGATGGTGACACAAATGGTCAGGTTCTGAGGGATGACTTAGCTATCAGGCTTGGCAAGACAAGATGCAAGTTTGTTTCGTACCCAAAAAATTGTAAAGACCTGAACGATGCCCTCAAGTTATATGGGGAGAAGGGGGTTACAGAAACTATAGCAAGGGCTAAATGGTTTCCAGTTGACGGTGTTTACAGATTTGATGAACTGCCAGAGATAGACGAGAGACCAGTATATAATCTTGGGATGGGGTCTCTTGACTATCATTTTAAGTTAAGGCGTGGTGATTTTACAGTTGTTACAGGTGTCCCTTCTTCAGGTAAATCAACCTTCCTCAATCATATGATGTGTAAGTTGGTAAAGAGCCACGACATGCGTGTTTGCTTTGCTTCTTTTGAACAAGCACCGCAGACAGACCACCTTAGGGCTTTGCGTAAGTGGTGGTTTTGGGAATACAAAAATAAAATTGCACCAACCCATACAAATTATGTCAGTGATGCTGACCTAAAAGAGTTTAATCTGTGGTTGGATAGGCATTTTAGAGTTATATATCCAAGCTGGGAAGATAGTGTGGATATAAATTGGCTTCTCGAAAAGATGTCAGCGTCTGTTGTACAGCAAGACTGCGATGTAATTATTATAGACCCCTTCAATGAAATGGAACACAACACTGAGGGGGAGAGTATGACAATTTACATTGGCTGGTTTATAAAAAACCTCAAAAGGTTTGCATCAAAGCACAATGTTCATATCATAGTGGTTGCACACCCTAGAAAAATTAACAAAGATAAGGACGGTAATGTGGAGATACCAACTTTGTATGACATAGAACAATCTGCAATGTGGTATAATAAAGCAGACCTTGGTCTTATTATTCACAGGAACAATAGTATCACTGCCGCACGGATAGCTAAGTCAAGATACGAGGATGTCATTGGTAAGCGCGGTCAGGTTTTATACACATATGATGAAGAAACGGCACACTTCCATGAGTACGAAGAAGTCTAAAGACAAGTTTGTTAACACACCTTCTGGTGTTATGCGTGTTGAATGGGCAGATAAAACGAAATCCCGCATGAGAAGGGTTGACCAAAGAACCATTGACCGATACATGTTGGATGGAAAGGTAACTATCGCCCAGCACGGCGCGGCAAACTGGTATTACAACCTTGCTTTAATGGCACAAGCATCCCCTCATGTTGTAAGTCAAATAGGAAAAATGAGAGTTGGAACAAGTAAGCCTGTCATATCTAATAAACAAGCAGAAGCGCGGTTGGTTTTGGGGAAGGTAGAAGACTTTATTAAATCAAAGACATCACCTGATTATCTATCTGTCATGCGTAATGTTGTGGTGTACGATGAAAGTATGAGAGAACAACAAAAGAAATATGGTGGCGGTGTCCGAAGACACGGTCTGGTTATGTTAAGAGATGCATTAAATGAATTAGAAAAAGTGATGGGCAAGTACGCCAGATATATTTAACGTACTCGCTTTGTTCTTTGGGCTTGATGTGGGGCGTTGCACACAGTATATTATTGGTATGGGTTTTGCATTACCCATACTACCTACTGACGGATTAGGGCGGTTTTAGGAATTAACTGAGCCGCCCTTTTCTTTTTGTTTTTAGTCTGTTGAAATATTGCCAAATACAGGCATCCAGTTAGGTCCGTCATCTGGTTGCGCTTCAAACCATTCAAAGCGTTCAATCTCTTTTTTAGTGGCTGTCCTCATTTCCACGCTTCCATCCGCAAGTTCAATAACTGCTTCATAATGACCATCTTGAAATTTTATCAAGTCTAACATTTTTTACTCCTTACTATTTTTCTTTTTGTTGAAGTGGTTTCCAGTGGGTGACATCACCAGTTAACCAGCCACCACTATCACCAGTAAAGATGTGCATATCTCTCCACTCTTTACCATCTTCATCCACATAGTAACCTTGAAAGATGCCAGTGTCCTCGATAATGAAGTCAGGTTTTGGGGCAAAGAAAAACTCTACCCTCTGACCAACCTCAGGCATCTCATCATTAACACTCTTCCAATCCGTCATCTTTGCCTCACCTTTTTATAAGTTCAATTATAACTGTATAAAACATATAGCCAAACGCTGACCATATAACGATGAACCCAACAATACTTGGGTCACAATATCCGTGGTCATCCTTAAGACCCAGCCTTCTTAATAGTTTATCCATCACTCATGTTCCCCACCTGAACCACGACCTAGCCCACCAAAATACTGTGGCCTACGCTTGGCTGTCTCAAAAACTCCTGCTGTGATGAAAACACCAGCTATAAGCACTGCGTGTATGACCGCACTAATTCCAAATGCAAGTACGCTTCCGATGTACATGCTAAAAATAATACACCACATCCAAGCCAACACCTGCATAATCATGTGTCTTGTATTTATGTCTGGAATGTTCCGCAATGGATTGTGCTTACTATCCATGACCAGTTTATATAAGTTATTCATCTTTCGTCTCCCAAACATTTTCTAAAGTCCAATCGTGGCCCTCATCAACTTGAACCCACTCATCTATGTCGTCTGTTTCATCCGCTATCTTCCAAGCTGTATCCTCATCAGGCGCATCGACTATTAGTTCATAGCCCACATCCATTGTGGCGGTTACCTTAAACTTTGGCATCTGTTTTCTCCTTCATTTTAACTTTGCGTCTTTAAGACAGACCCTCTGGAATATATCCACAGTTATGGTTGAACATTGCTGTATTTAGAACAACTTCCTTTCTGCAATATGTTACATTCTCATACTCTGGATAGAAGTGATATGTACCATTTTCATCTAACCAAAGAAGGTGAGGGCGTATGTAGGGGTAGTTTTGCCAGTTGATTTCACCCCTACGCTTTATGCATTGTTTGCAAACACTCATCCGTATTTCTCCACATAAGCCATCTTGAAGGCTTGATATGCAAGCATTTGATATGCATAAAAATGCAAAGTTTCCCAGTCTGCTATTGGGTCAATGCCTTCATCAAACGTCTTTTCCATATCACTGTCCAGCATCACCATGATGGCGTTTGCCTCTTGCGATGTTAGTTTCAAAGAGAGTCTATCATCCTTACTCATTTTATTCTCCTACTGACAAGTTAATAATAAAAAAAGGGGGCGACATTCACGCGCCCCGCTCTTCAAGTTGTTTTTGTAGTGCGTGATATGCACAATAATGATAGTCATTTATTGTTGCATCAGATTTTTTATGACAACCTATATGTGTACATTGTGGTCTTGTGTCCACGAATTTTCCTCTTGTAGTCCCTCTGATATGTTCGCACCTTCTCGCGGTTTTTAATGCGATAGGTTGTCTGGTAGCTTCTACTCTTGAGGTTACGCCTATGCTGACTTCGCCATTCTCCGAAATGGTAGGCCAGCTTAAGCATGTCTTCAACAAGTTCATGATTAGCACCTTCTCCTATATTTTTTATATCAAATTTACCATGCTTCTTGCGAAATTTATCTCGCGCCAAAACATACCTTAATTGTATTTTGCTTTTCATCCTTTTGCACCCATAACTAATGTTGATAAATCTGCTAGACCTTCTGTTGCAGATTTCTTAATGACGACATCAAAGTTTTTGTTGCCTGTTGGATTAGGGTTTATCTCAACTGTAACAGCACCATCATCTTTTGCGGCCTTCACAATCGCACCCTCACCAAGGGAACATGACGAGCCAACACAAACAAATAGGTCTGTTTTATAAACAGCATCCCACATGTCTTTCTGTCTCTTCACTGTGTCACCAAACAAAACAACGTCTGGCATTTTCCAACTAAACAACTGACCCTCTACCTCATACTCGTATTCACGACCATCAACCAAGATATCACCGTGTATTTTGATGGGGTCACTGGAACCAGCTAGGTCATGTAAGTTATCCACATTGGTTGTGATAAGATTAAACTTACCACCTATGGAAGTTTGAACGTACTCCCAACGGGCAATCAACTCATGTGCTTTGTTGGGCTTGAACTTGTTTCCAACAAACTCACCCTTCACTGTATCCCAGAAGTGCATAAACTCTTCACGGCTAAGTTCAAAGCCATCACTGTGTGACACGATGTCTGGGTTATGATTATTCCACAACCCATTTGGTTCGCGGAATGTTGGAAGCCCACTGTCGGCTGATACACCAGCCCCAGTGAAGACGGTTATATTTTTATATCTCATATTCTGTAACCTTCTCTTTATTTTTTCGGTGCTTTTCTTTTCTTTCATAACTGCCCTTTCCTTTTTGTTTTTTGACAATTCTTTTTCTGAACAACGGACTAACTAAAAGTTTAGCTATGGGGTTTTGCTTTCGCTTCACGGATACCTCTCCTTAAATCAGAACGCATCTGAACAAACGTCCTTTTGCATGACGGGGTGAATGAAGTTGTCACACTAAATACCACTGACCCGTCAGTAACAGTTAGACTGAGGTGTTTACCTTGCTTGATGTTGATAATATCAAGCCCCTCATTTTTGATGATACGTTTTACCTCTTTGATACGTTTCTTCATTAGTCGAAACTCGCCAGCATCTCATCAGTAAATTCAGATGATGCCTTACGTTTTGCAACCGACTGAATGTGTAGTCTTGACTTACAAATTTGCACGGTATCTAAGAACTTACCAAGGTATACGTCCTCAACCTTCCAGTCCCATGCCCGTAGTCCTTTACTGGCAACCTTGGCGGCAAAGCCTTCTACATCACCATGCATTCCAAGTGGGCGGACAGACAAAATAATCTTGTTGTTCACCACAGACTGACCAATCTGTTGTAAATGTCTGTGCCACATTAGCGGAACAGGAATACTAATATGATGGGTAGTGCCATTGTCATGGTGATAACGCTTGTCAATCTTACCATTTGCATCTGTATGCACCTCTGCTTGCAGTCGCATGTAAGGCTTACCTTCAAGTGGCCCTTCACCCCCAACACCGCACTCTAACGACCATTCCAGATTAGGTCTGATGTTATTCTTGAGGTCATACATCCACCAATGTGTCTTGTCACCAACCTCAGAATATTGATTCTGATTTTTTGCTTTGTAGAGAAGAGAGTAAAGGCCGTACTGCCCTTTTCCTCTTCTCTTGAACTCTTCTCTAGCTTCAATCAAGTCTGCTACGCTATCCACAATTCCACGCCACTGTTCACTGAAAGCATCGGCACCGTTGGGGAGTACTGTTGACCGTACACTCCATTTGTCCCGAAAGTTTAGCTTAGAAAAGTCTACGCCAAGTCTTTTGAAGAATGGTGATAGTGTCATTACATTTTCTTTGTGGAGATAGTACTGCAACATATCTTTAGTTGACTGCTTCACATCGTTGCTAGTCAATGTGTCTTGGATATATTTTTGTGTAAACATTTTGCATTCCTTCTGACGGAGTTGGAGAGGGGCGAGAACCTTTGGGAACCCGTCCTCGCCCCTCATACTATTTAGTCGGCGTTACGCCATACACGATACTTGCGTGTATCAATGCGCTTAGTCTTGACCTTAAACCCGTTGCGTGTAGCAAACGCACGGGCAAGACCAGCTTCACGCTTAGATGAAACTACGATGCTGTCGTTTGGTTCCATCTGGTTCAAGACATCAAAGCGAGATTTACGCTTGTATATCTTGCGATGCGGTTGGGCGTCCTCGAAAGGTATGCCCTTTTCAATTTTGTAGGATATAGCTATCACCCCCTTACCTACTGACTGATGTTGACCGAAACAACCTCACCAAACAGGTGACCTTGTTCTTCTGAAGTGACTGCCCAGTACACTGGATAGTCAGGGACAGATGGTGCTGGTGCGTATCCATCTGTCAGGTACACCAATGCCATTGGCTTGGTGTCCATCTCGTTATCCACCCAGTCAAACACTGGCTGGAAGTTTGTACCGCCACGACCATGCACCTTGTCGATAGACAAGGGCTGACCCATGTCGAATGTATCAACATGCTGGACACGGGCGTCACACTGAACGATGTGAACCTTGGCTGGCTGAAGTTCTTCCATGATGGACTGACACTCACCCAGATACTGTTGCACCTCATCCCAAGTAACAGACGCTGATGTGTCAATGGCTAGGACAATCTCGCCCACGTTTTCACGATGATAGTCTGGGATGAACGCACCGACAGACGACATGATGTGATGACCGTACTTGTGTGGCCGCTGGTATGTATAGTCCACCTTGCTGATTGACTGCATCATGGCGCGAATGACTGAACGCCAGTCAACGGTTGGCTTCTTGTATGAATTGACCAACGCCTCTGCCGCACCGAATGACTTGCCGCGAGACTTAGCAAGGTTGTGCGCCTGTTCGACCATCACCTCAATCTCTTGTTCCTCATCCGCAATCTCAGAGGCGGAACCAGCAGGGCTGTCGATAACATCACCCCATGACTGACCAATATCAGAAGTTGTCCCAGCCTTCTTACCTGAGTTTGGTTTGTCACCTGAACCACCGCCAGAGGTTGGCCCATCACCATCACCATCACATGAACCAGTTTTTCTGTGATTGATATGGGGCGGCTGTTGTTCAAGAGTGGAATAGATATCTTCTGCCGACATGCCACGGTATTTGTCATCAAGCAACGCACCTTCAGGCAACTCCATACATGACACGCCACCGCGCCTTATCTTTTCTGCGTCAATAGCATCCTGAATACACAAGTTGATTTGAAAGTCAGTAGCAATGTTCCAAAGTTCGGGGTCACGATTGCCACGGCGAAGGTGGTGCTTGCCGTATACATGCATCACCTCATGAACAGTCAGACCAATACGCTTGGGCTGGTCTAGGGACATAAGATAATCTGAATTGAATTTGATGAACTTGCCATTAGTGCAAGCTGTCTGAGTGAGGTCATTGTCTACTGACCACTCAAGTTTAGATGCACCAGTTCCGAAGAATGGCTGATGCAGAAGTGTGACGACTTTGATTTTGTCGATGACGTTTTGGATATCGTTTTGCATTTTCTACCTCACAACTAGAGTATAACACATGACGGGGACAAGTTGATGTCCCCGTCAAATTTTCTTTAGGACTGGGCGAGTTTTTTCAAGTCACAATTCATTTCGATGAATGACTTGTTCTTGCACAAGTTCTTGTCTCGCGCACCAATATCGCCAAGCACCAGCATCTGGAACTCACGGCCCAAACGCTTAGTGTACTTCATGACGTTGTCCATGTTGGTTGCATCTGCCATACGAGCCACGCTGGACGCCATTGCGTACAGAGTACATGGGTCAGTCGGAACCTCAACACTGTCAGGGTCAGTCTTGATACGCTGGACATCAGGCAGTGAGCGGAACACTTTCAGGAACCCAGAAAACTCTATCGCGAAACCACGACCACAACAGCCCTCGACCAGTTTATGTTCAAGTGATGATGATGGACGCTTCTTCATAATGCTGGACAGCATTGCGATAGAACGTGGCGATGGAAACGCGGTGAACTCAGGCTCGAAGTGATGCAACTGGTCCTGTTTCCAGCGAACGAACGCAACCAATTCAGGCACGATATCATTCTGACTGGCCCATGTTGTCCAGTCATCTACATCAGGCACCAACTCTACATGGACCAAACGGTTGCGTAACGGGGCTGGCATAGTGTTGACAACACCACGGTCAGACACACGGTTACCAGCGCACACAATACGACAATTTTCTGGCAGAACATAGTCACCAATAGCCTTGTCGAGAGTGAACTGATAAGCCATTGCCTGTTCAATGGGTGTTCCTGAATTGACCTCGTCAAGCAAAACAATCACTTTTGCTTTTGGGTCAGTCGGAAGTCGTTGGTCACGCAACCAGCGCACGAACCCAGCCTGAACATCAGGGACAGGAATACCCTTCAGGTCAGTCGGGTCAGTCACCGACAGTCGAATGTCGATGACATCTGTGTACCCCTCTTCTTCAGCAATCTGGCGAAGACCGTCTGACTTGCCAATACCTGAGGCACCCCAAGTCATAGTTGGAAGGTCAGCCGATAGGCAGACTTTGATGAAGTCCTTCCATTCAGAAGGCTTCACGGTGGCGATATTCATTTCTGTGTTTTGCATGTTTTTCTCCTACTGACAAAACAGATATAAGTCTAACAACTTACGATGTCAAGTATTGTTAGACAACAGGGGGATGATGGTGGCAGATGCGGTGATGCGTCTAGCTTGAAGCACACCCATGTCCACCATCTCTTGAAAAGCGTCCAGCCTCATGACCACACGCTTGAAAGTTTCCCAAGGCAGGGGCTTTACCCCCTGCCTACGGCATATTTTTCGGTGTTCATCCCATGCGCGTTTACGCATGGTCACCCATTCAGTAATGTCTCCATGTGTCTTCATACGAATACACTCCTCAATGTCTAGCTGGCAGTTTGTCATGCCGCCATCCCATACCCTGACATCTGGTCAAGAATAGCCTGTGCCTCGTCAGCCGCTGTTTTGCGAAGACTTTCATCCTCGCGAAGGTCAGCCGCGTCATAGTTGGTCAATTTTGATTTGACCAGTTCACAGTAGTTGGCTAGGTCAGCATCACCTGTCAGATTTAAGCGAGGCAGAACTTCACAGATATCCACCATGTTGCCCACGATTGTATCTTTGAAGGTGTTCATTGCCTTAGACTTGCCAGCCTTTGGCTTGTATGTCCGCATGGCGGTGTTGAAACAATCCACAGTTTTCAGCAGACGTTCGTAAAGTTTGTGCATTGCCTCGTCAATGCGTGACTGCATCTGCGCTTCTGCATCAGCAATCAACTGCTGTTCCATCTCAGCATTGCCGAACATTTTGTCGAACGTGTTACCGTCTGACAGTGGCTCATAAGATATATTGAACTGGAACTTTCCACGCAGAACAGATACAGGCGGATATTCGCTTGCATCAAACAAGTCACCCAGCCGCGCCTGTTGGGCGTCTCTGTGTGTCTCGTATTCAGCGAAGAAGTCCTCACACAAGGCGTCAAATAAGTCCTTGTAATCAGTCATCAATTCAGAGTGTTTGTCAAAGTTAGGCACGGGCAACAAGTCCTGACCGTCCAAGTATGGAAGTGTTTGGGCCTTGTTGACGTTACGGGCCTTGCCGCGCACTTTCTTGATGTCTTTGAGGATAGGGTTGCCAGCGAAAAGTTTTTTGACATAACGCCCAGCGTCATCAGCCGCTGACTTGTTGTCAGCAACCTCATTGGATACGTCCTTGTCTGTCTTCTCAAAACCGCACATGCGGATGTTTAGGCGAACGATAACAGCGGATTTTTGAATGATTGTAGTCATTGTGTTTGCATTCCTTCTACTACTTCTAACATTTACTAGATAATGGCTGATTGGAAATAATCAAGCCACAGAGTGGCGAAGACTACAATAGTCTACGCACTGAACCCCCAGCCATAACTTCCAAAGTCTGTAAGGCTGAGATAACATAGCACCAACCACATATGGTAGCAGACCACCATACCCAGTCCAGTTGGCCCTGAAACATCTGGAAACCAGCAATATGAGCCAGCCCCCAGCATAGACAGGCAAAAGATATTTCTCTGACCAGTCTAATTACATAAATCATTTTCATTTGACTTCTCCTCTTGTGTCATGTCTGCGTGAATTTCAAAATCTCCACCAACAGTTATGAAGTTGTTTGAGTTTTCTGCAATTTGCACTGCTTCCTCTGCGTTTTTTGCATCAACATATGCGTCTTTATAGACGTACTCTGTCGCCATCACTTTATATCTGGGCATTTATGCTAATCCTTTCTTTTTTTTCCAGTCAGCAACGATGTTTGCTTTATTCGATGCTGGCACTTCACTTGGTAACTGCCAAGCAATCCTCAACTTTTGGTGTTCACCTTCATGCCGCGCTATTGCTTGGGCCTCTTTGAAGGTCTTACAACGTGCGACAATCTTATAGGCTGGACTGTCATAAACATGCCCAGAATTAGAGTAGTCTGACCAAATTTTGATATCACCGCCAGTGAATTTAACGACTATCCAATATTTCATGTGCTTACCTCGCTTTTTTGTTGGTGGTGACGTTTGTGGGCCAGCTTACCCGCTTGCAGGAAACAAGTGGCCCAGTCATTAGGCCACCTATTCCAGATGAAGTGTTTAAAATCTTCCCACGATAGCGGTTCCCAAAGTCCAGCGCAGTCCTCTACATGGTCACGCCACACTTGCATCCGCAATTCAAATTTATCAATGTCTGTCATGCGCTTACCCTTTCCAAAGTAGGCGAGATGGTACATACCAAGGCACATGCTGTGCAACAGGGTCTAGGATTGTTGAGGCCACCTTACCGCGATTAGCGATAGCAAAGTGACGGTTTAAATCGAAACGTCTATACGCTTTTTTTCTAAAATCATACGCAGTCACGATATTGTCGGGGTCTCTTGCCTCACTTTTGAGGACGCCCCAGAAGTCACGGAGTGACCCGTCCGCCTTAACGAACGAGCCTTTAACAATCTGGCCTTTGAAGGTAGCCAATACCTGTTCTTTTGTGTTCATCATGCGCTTACCTTCTTTCTAAGTGCGAGGGTTGTTTCAGCCCCATGTTTGAGGCCAGTCAAATATGTCATCATTTCATCGAAGTGAAGCATTTCAGTGAAGCATTCTTCTCTAATTGAGAAGCTATAAAGCACTGTATGCAACCCCTCACTGTTGCCAGACTTACGTCTGTCACCATTTGAGCGGCTATGAATTGTCTTCAGTTGCCAGTCTTTACCAACCCCCATGAGGTCCATTGTCCGCTGGGCGTGGGATTTAAGACTTTGAAGCATACTGTCATCGATGAACGCGACAGCGGCCTCAACGTCAGCCAATTCCATAGTCATATATTTGCCAATTCTCAGAGTGACTGGCAACGTGACTTTGTCATTTTTGCGGATGATTGTATGACGCATATAAGTGAAAGTTTTTTGCATTTTGTTACCTTTCTGACAGTTTCAAATGCGGTGAAGTGTTCACCGTGTAAGGACAAGGCAGGGAGAAGACCTTGCCCTTACAAGGTGACAGGGCCGAAGCCCTGCCGCCTGAAACTGTTTTCCTCAGTGACTGCCCTGCCTGATAGGCTCTGGCATAACAGGGTGGCTGGTCACTGGCTGATGCAATTCGGCTGACCGTGTCATTGTGTTCCACGGTAGCGGAATGCTTGGTGCAATAGGGCAGTCAGCACCGCCCAGCCCCGAAGGGCTAACCCGTTAAGTGGGTCAGTCTACCAGTGGAACATCCGCCACCGTCCAATCGGGCGTTGTTCAATTCAAATTCAAACAATACGGGTTGCGCATTGCCAACTTGTCAGCCCGTTTTGGGGGTGTGAATCCATAGTGTCCAGTAGCGAGGTCGAAGCCTTGCCCTGCACGGGGGTCTGTTCAGTATCAAAAACGCTGTATGTCGGGGGTGGTTACCCTGCCCTGTCTGGGGGTCTGTGAAGGCAGTGGCTATAGTACGGCATGAAAGTCCTACAAACTAAAGCCCTGCGGACCATTGACCAGTTCCAGTGGGTCTAGCGTTACACCTGAGACAGTGACCGTTTCCCGTAGGGTCTAACACGCCGTGATGACAGTGACCGAGTCCAAGGGGTCTGGTGACAAGTTGCTGGTGTAGCAAGTAAAAAAGATATTCAAATGAGAAACAGCCGCGCTTTGAAGAACGCCTGACCAGTCATGCGGAGTTTCGGGGGACGGGAATGGATTGCCAGAGCAATCCTTAGGCCAATCCTGAACCGACTGCCAACAGACCAGAGGGCGGACTAGTGAGGGCCGAAGCCCTGCGCGATACACGATAAGAAACAGCGAAACCCCGAAACCGTGGGGCAAGGGCCAAAAGTGGCCCGTGTCCTCGATATAGTGAGATGTTTGACATGTTCAAGGGGTAGATGAAAAAAAAGTCAAAAAAATTTTAGACAAGGGTCGAAGCCCTGCAAGGGCGCGGAAAATGCCACACTGACCTATAGGGGAATGATACAATACAGGGGAAGGGATAAGAACAATGGCAAGTAAAAAGAACACCACGGGTCATGGATTGACCGCAAAACAAGAGGCATTCTGTCAGGCGTATGTGCATGGGGCCAGCAAAGGCAATGCCAGTGCGGCATACAGGGAGGCATATGACACTGATAAAATGAAGTCAGCCAGCATCAGGGCTGAGGCATGTCGGTTGCTGGATAACCTCAACATTACCCAGCGCATTGACCAGTTAAACGCTGATATTGTGCAACAGCAACGCTTGCAGGGGGTCTCATTGCGTCAGCGTGTGACAGACGGGCTATTGACAGAAGCCCAGATGGCAGAAAGTCCTGCCGCCCGTGTCAGGGCGTGGGAATTGATAGGTAAACTGCAAGGGGTGGATGCATTTGGGGCCGATAAACTGGAAACTACCCAGAAAATCACGACAAAAGAGGCGGAAACAGAACTGCAAAAGGCCATTGCGGACGCACTAGCGGATGACAACGTGGTGCAACTATTTGATAAATAAGGATATTGGCAGATAATGTCGCATAATGTGCATTATGGAACGGCAACGCACCTTCTCTGCCGCCACGCAATGTCAGAAAATCGGGGTGTACCTTGGCGCGACATAATTTAAAGGTGTCCATCGCCCACCCCCCCTATGCCCACGCGCACGCACATGCGCTATACATACTATTACACACCAATAATCCACAAAAACTGACAAAGTGCAACCCCTTTTGCTGACCGTTACCCCCCAAAACGCAGGAAAAGGGTAAGGAATCCTAGTGGTCAAAAATTTTTTGTAAAATTTTCATTGACCCCTGATTCATTGATAAGTTAATGTGTGTTGTGGTCAAAGGCCATCGCTGGAGATGGGGGGTTGTCCTTGGCTAATTCCTTTTTCCTCCCTATTAGAGAAGAGACAGCCCCTCATGCAGACACAAGGTAATCTAATCTGGGAAGATGAACAGGGAGAAATAGACTTTGATGAGGACCGCATGGTGAAATGGTTCTCTATGGCTATAGCAAATCTATCAGCTTTTGATATACCAGATGATGAACAGGCATGGATACTATTTCTGATGGGGGCTGAGACCGCGATTAGAGGAAATAAGGGAGAGAGTGCAGTTGGTGAGGGGGAAGCGTAATGCAAAAAACTCAAAAAGAAGTACGAACACGCAAAAAATCCAGTGCGAAGGATGCGGAGATTGGTTCAGAGCCTGTGACGACACATGGGTCTACCTCGGAACAGGTCAGGCAATCCACCACGGTGGACAGTGGGAAGATTCGTGCCGTCAACTTGTCATCGAAAAAAATAGAAGAGCCGCCGCAGAGAGTGGGGTGGTATCAGGCGAAGCTAAACGACCTGAGAGAACAGGACGAGTTAATGAGGCAGAACGCCGAAAAGATGCAGACTTCTTCTTCTGATGAGTTAGTTGACCATCCGTCTCATTACAATCAGGCAGGTATAGAATGTATCGAAGCCATCCGTGCCGCATTGGGGCCGGAAGGCTTCTCGTTTTATTGTCAAGGTAATTCCATTAAATATTTATGGCGGTTCCGCTACAAGAACGGGGTACAAGATTTAAAAAAGTGTGAGAGGTATCTCGAATGGCTGATAAAGGAGATGGATAAGTAATGCTTTATTGCACTGACTTTCGGTATGATTTAAAACGAGGTCAGGAAGCTGAAAGGTGGTTAGGGGGACTTCTTGAAGGCGATACAATAGAGGTAAAGCGAGATTTTATAGCACACAAGACAAACAGAGTTTATGTTGAGTTTGAGTGCAATGCTAAACCTTCTGGTATCAAAACAACTGAGGCTGAGTTATGGGCCTTTGTTACGGATATATGTACAATCATTATACCAACAGAACGTCTCAGACTTCTTGTTGAGGAAGCCATAAAGGATAAGCAATATCGTAGAGGTGGAGACGGACACCGTAGTATTGGCGCATTAATAGAGTTACATCAACTAGTGACGAGTAAATAGGAGAATAAGATGACAATGTCCCTAGACATGATTAAGGTTCTTAAAGAACATGCCAGAGCAAACATGAACCTTCACATGGCAAATATCGAGGTTTACTTGAGTAATCCTGCTGGCATAGGGGAACATTCAGATATACTTGAAGCAGTGCAGGGTGAGTTGGATAAAGCGGCAATACATAAAGACAGGCTTGATTTGCTTGATTGGCAGTTTGAGGAATACGAAGATTCTGGTTTAGGGGGGTAGACAAATGATGATGGACTTTAATAAGTATCAAGAGAAGACACGAGAAACAGCTATCTACAAGGATAAGCTGATTTATCCTGCCCTTGGTCTAGCATCAGAGGCTGGAGAGGTTTGCGATAAGATTAAAAAGGTTCTACGGGATAAGAATGGTGAGTTCACGCAGAATGATAGACTTGATATTCGCTTAGAGTTAGGTGATGTCTTGTGGTATGTATCGCAGATAGCAAGCGATTTGGACCTTGGCCTTGAGTCTGTTGCCATACGGAACATTGAAAAACTCCGCGTTCGCAAAGAGAATGATACCTTGAAGGGTTCGGGCGACAACCGATAGTGTCAAAGGGTACTCTAATAGACATAACAAATATAGGCATTGAGCCACCAGTACATGATATTTTGTATGTATGGAAGCGTCCGCACGCAATATACTAGAAAACCTAGATAAACTTCCACCACAACACTACGAGGCAGTCAGCAAGGCATTAGCCAACTGGGCAGATGCCAAGAAGGTGGAAGGTGCGAGAAACGACTTTCTTGGCTTCGTCAGGGCGATGTGGCCTTCTTTTATAGAAGGGCCGCATCATCGTATCATGGCGGAAAAATTTGAGAAGGTAGCCAACGGCGAGTTGAGGCGGGTCATCATCAACATCGCTCCTCGCCACGGTAAGTCAGAACTTACGTCTTGGCTCCTTCCCGCTTGGATGCTTGGTAAAGACCCCAGCAAGAAGATTATTGCGGCAACTCACACCGCAGACTTCTCTGTGAGGTTTGGTCGAAAGGTTCGTAACCTTATCGACACCGATGCATTCAAGTCGGTTTTCCCAAGCGTGTCCTTAAGGGCAGATTCAAAAGCCGCTGGAAGATGGGATGTGTCTGGCGGTGGAGAATATTTTGCTGTGGGTGTTGGTGGTGCCATGACTGGTCGTGGTGCTGACTTGTTAATAATAGATGACCCACACTCAGAGACTGCGGGTATCAGTCCATCTCTTGAATACTTTGATGGCGTGTACGAATGGTACGCATCAGGCCCAAGACAGCGTCTACAGCCGGGTGGTGCTATCATTATTGTGATGACTAGATGGCATCAGCTTGATTTAACTGGTCAGATACTATCTTCATCAGAGGAACGCAAGGGGTCTGATAAATGGGAAGTCATTGAACTTCCTGCACTATATGCAGACGGAGAGCCTCTCTGGCCTGATTTTTGGAGTAGAGAGGAACTTGATGCTCTTAAAGCAGAACTACCAGTATCCAAGTGGGAAGCGCAGTATCAGCAAAAGCCAACCTCAGAAGAAGGTGCGCTTATAAAAAGAGAGTACTGGAAGGAATGGAGAAAACCAGACCCACCAGTATGTGACTATATTATACAGTCAATAGATACCGCCCATACAAAAAACGCAAGGTCTGACTTTTCAGCTATAACGACTTGGGGTGTGTTCAACCATCCCAATGAAGACGGTCAGAACGTACCGAATATAATTTTGCTTGACGCTGTAAACGAGAAGCTGGAGTTTCCAGAATTAAAAAATCGCGCATTGGAACTTTATTATGCTTATGAACCTGATGGATATCTTATCGAAGCAAAAGCGGCTGGTCTGCCGCTTATACAGGAACTTAGGGCATCAGGTATTCCTGTTACTGATTACACTCCGAGTCGCGGTCAAGATAAAATGTCGAGAGTTAATTCAATCACTGACATCTTTGCCAACGGTATTGTATGGCACCCATGCACTAGGTGGGCTGAAGAGTTGGTTGAACAATGCGCGGCGTTCCCTCAAGGGGCGCATGATGACCTTGTGGACTGCACGACCTTGGCGTTGATGAGGTTTAGACAAGGCGGCTTTCTCAGTCTTTACAATGACTTTGAAGAAGAAGATATGGGCTGGCAACCCCCAAGACGTACACCTTACTATTAAGGATTAAACATGCAAGAAGATGATATTCAGCAAGATAATGCCCTAGAAATAGGTGTCGTGAATCCAGAAGCAGTTATTATAAATGACGATGACGGTGGTGTAGTCATAGACTTCACACCAATGTCAGCAGAGCCTCAGGTAGGTTTCAATGCCAATTTAGCCGAACATATGGACGAGTCTGAACTTTCTCTCCTTTCATCAGACTTAATAGCGGCATACGATGAAGACCGGGCTTCCCGTGCAGAATGGGAAGAGGCTTACATTGATGGCCTTGACCTACTTGGGGTCAAGATAGAGGACAGGACTACACCTTTTGACGGTGCCACTGGGGTGTCACACCCTATACTTAGTGAGGCAGTTATTAGATTTGTTTCACAGGCCATGATGGAAATATTCCCACCCAACGGACCAGTCAGAACAACTGTTGTTGGGAACACGACTAAGGAAAGAGAAGAACAGGCTAGAAGAGTTCAAGACTACATGAACTACTTGCTGACCGAAGAGATAGAAGAGTACAGACCTTCCACAGAACAACTTCTATTCAAAACAGCTTTGGCTGGCTCTGGTTTTAGAAAGGTTTACTACGACCAACAGCACAACCGACCAGATAGTATATTTGTTCCAGCAGAAGATTTTGTTGTTAGTTACGAAACAACAGATATTAAATCTTCACCTAGATACACACATGTCATGCGAAAGAGTGATAACTTTGTTCGCAGGATGCAGTTAAATGAGTTCTACAGAGACGTAGATATAGGAGACCCATCTGATGAAGGAAGCGACATCCAGACCAAATACAACGAACTCACAGGAGTTACAGAGGTCTCGGAGACAGATGTCCGAACACTCCTCGAAATGCACGTTGAACTCGACCTCGCAGGATTTGAACACACATCAAAAGATGGAGAAGCAACAGGACTCAGCTTGCCATACGTTGTCACAATCGACCACTCCTCAGGAACCATTTTATCTATTCGGCGTAATTACGAAGAGGGTGACCCATTAAACGAACCATTCCAACACTTTGTTCACTATAAGTTTCAGCCCGGATTGGGTTTTTATGGGTTTGGTCTAATCCACTTAATAGGCTCTATAGCAAAATCATCAACATCAATTCTTCGTCAACTTATTGATGCTGGCACTCTGGCTAATTTACCTGCTGGTTTCAAGGCCCGTGGTCTGCGTATCAAGGGAGATGACCGCCCCATTGAACCCGGCGAGTTCAGAGATATTGACCTGCCCGGCGGCGCAATTCGCGATAACATCTTACCCTTACCGTTCAAGGAGCCTTCACCTACACTTGCCCAACTTATGGGAGTTCTGGTTGATGAAGGTCGCCGCATAGCTTCTATTGCTGATATGAATATAGGTGAAGGTAATCAAGAAGCACCAGTGGGAACAACTATAGCATTGATTGAACGCTCTATGAAAGTGATGTCGGCGGTTCATGCCAGACTACATAACAGCTTGCGTAGAGAGTTTAAACTTCTTTCAAATATCATTAAGGAGTCAATGCCAGAATACCCATATGAAGTTGGTGAAGACCCTTTGATTGCAAGGTCTGATTTTGATGACCGTGTTGATATAATTCCTGTTTCTGACCCGAATGCCACAAGTTTTGCACAAAGAATTATGCAACAACAGGCCGCTATGCAAACCGCATCACAGGCACCACAGTTGTATGATTTGCGTAAACTTCACAGGGCTTTCCTTAGTACAGTTGGTATAGAAAACATATCAGATATCATACCAGACCCAACAGAGGTTCCAGCATTTGACCCAGTTTCTGAGAATGCAAGAGCGATGTCTGGTGCGCCTATCAAGGTTTTCTCTTATCAAGACCACGACAGTCATATCGCCGCACATATGTCACTGATGCAAGACCCAAGTTTGCAACAGAACCCAATGGCGAAGCAAATACAAGCTATAATCTCCTCTCATATATCTGAACATATGGCACACAAGTACAGAAACGATGCACAGGAATTAATTGGCGAGGACTTACCAGAACTTGGAAATGAGGAAGCTGGTCTATCTCAGCAGGAAGAAATGAACATTTCTGCACAGGCGGCACAAGCGGCGGCTGAGATAACTGGAAAAGCGCAACAACAGGCTGTATTGGAAAAACAAATGCAAGCGGCAAAAGACCCAGTAGTCCAGATGCAACAAGCAGAATTACAAATAGAACAAGCCAAGATACAACAAAAGGCTACAGAAGCACAGCAAGACGCACAGGTAGAATTGCAAAAAGCCAATATGCGTCAACAGCTTGAAAGAGAAAGACTCCAGCAACAGCGTGAAATAGCGGCGGCAAAAATACAGGCGGACCTAGTTAAGAAAAGCCGATAATTTTTTGACACATTGACCACTTAACGTGTGTTATAAATAAAATACAAGGAGTTGTACATGAGCGACCCAAGCGTTCATGCTTTTGCGGACGAGTGCCGCAAGATAATTAGAACTTACATGAACGAGTTAACTGATAATGTTGCACTCGGTTCTGCAAAAACCTTTGAAGAATATCAAAGAACGGTAGGCCAAATAGAAGGTTTGGCTATCGCAGAGAGGGAATTATTGAACCTTCTCAACCTCTCCAGCGAAGAGGATTGACGGCCTAGCTTGACCGCAAACTTAAGAAAGCTAAAGGAGTAAAAATGACATCCGTATACAGTACGGGTGCGGTTGTTATACCTGACAACCCGCCAGTTCCGAAGGGCTATCACTTGTTGATAGTGATGCCAAAGGTAGATGAAAAAACAAAGGGCGGCATTCTACTGCCCGGAGAAGTTAAAAGTCGTGAAGACGTAGCTTCGATTGTTGGTAAAGTTATTTCTGTCGGGGATACTTGCTATCCTGAGACAGACCCAAGGTTTGCTTCTGGGCCGTGGTGTCAAGAAGGAGACTGGGTGATGGTCAGCAAGTATGCTGGTCACCGCTTTGAGTATGACGGTGTTGAAATGCGTGTCATGAATGATGACTCTATTCTTGCCGTTGTGGATGACCCAACCAAAGTATCGAGGGCTACAGCATGAACGAAGAAGATATTAAGGATAACGATGAACTGGAAGTCGAAGTTGAGGAGAGTGAAGAAGAAACTCCGAAAGCTGAAGCGCAAGTTCAAGACGATGTTTCTGGGCAAGGGTTAGCTGAGTCTGACGAACAACCAAAGAAATCGTCTAAGTTTCAAAAACGTATAGACGACTTGGTTCACAAACAACGTGAAGCAGAGCGTCAAAGAGATGAGTATTATAAAGTCGCCCAAAAGGTGATGGACGAAAACAACAGTCTTCGTAAGAAAGCACAAGAGTTTTCAACATCATCTGTCACAGAAATGGAAGCCCGAATAGAGGCTGACATGGAGAAGGCAAAGGCTGACTACAAAAAGGCATATGAAGAGGGTGACTCTGATAGGCTAGTCGAAGCGCAGGAAAGGATGTTCAAGGCAACATCCAAGGTAGGCGAACTAGACTCTATGAAGAGACAAGCCGCCCCAGAAAATTATAAAGAACTAGACCCGATTGCACCACCTCCAGACCAAAGAGCGGTAGAGTGGGCTAGTAAAAATTCTTGGTTTAACAAAGATTCTGTTATGACCAATGCCGCATACGCTATTCATGACGAGGTTGTGAAGAGTGGCGTAGAGGTAAGTAGTGATGCTTACTATAATGCCATCGACAGGCGTATGCGTGAGGAGTTTCCTCATAAGTTTCAGGACGAGGCACAGGACACGCCAAGTTCTAATCGTAACACTATAGTTACGCCGGGTGGCAACGAAAGTGGCCGTTCCAAGAAAGTCCGACTCTCACCTTCACAGGTGGCCGTAGCGAAGCGTTTAGGTGTACCCCTAGAGGAATACGCTAAACAGTTTGTTGCGCTTGATAAATAAGGAGACATCTTTATGTCCGAAACAGCAAAAGCATCTCGTACCCCCCGTTCTGTAGAGAAGCGTGAACAGGAGTTACGCCCCCAAAATTGGTCACCACCTAATATGTTGCCAGACCCTTACCCTAAGGATGGCTTCACCTTTAAGTGGGTTCGCATATCAACTCAGGGCCAAGACGACCCGATGAACTACTCCAAAAAACTCCGTGAGGGGTGGGAAGCAGTTCCAATCGAAGAAGCCCCTGAGATGGAACATCTTGTTCTTGACCCGAACCCCCGCTTTGAAGGTAAGGTAGAGGTTGGTGGTTTGCTTCTCTGCCGGATGCCCGATAGCATGGCGGCTCAACGCAATGAATACTACCAGCGTCAATCACAAGACGCCATTACTTCCGTTGACAACCAGCTTATGAGGGAATCCAACCCACGGATGCCGATTAACGCCCCAGAGCGTACAAGTCGTGTGTCCTTTGGAAAAGGCTCCTAACACGAGGTTAGGGGCTGTTAACCCTTGAAACTAGGAGGACTTAAATGTCTGCTACTTCAGCCCCTCGCGGTTTGAAGCCGATTGGTCTCCTTGGGGGTATGCCGTTTGCTGGCTCGACTAGAGAATATCTCATTAAATCAGGCTATGCGACAGCAATCTTCAACGGTGACGTAGTTGGTTTGGCTGATACCGCAAACTCCACAGACGATGGTTTTATCGTCCGTGAACCTGTGGCTTCTGAAGTCAATCCGATTGGTGTGTTTTTGGGTGTGTCATACACAGACCCATCCACTGGTCAACTGACTCACAAGCAATTTTATCCCGGCAGTATAGCCGCCTCTGACATAAAGGCGATTGTTTCTGTCAATCCATTCACACTGTACGAAGTACAGGCAGATGATGCCATTGCACAAACGCAACTCGGCATGACTGCTGACCTTGTTCAGACCCAAGCTGGTTCTACCGTAACAGGTAATTCTGGTGTACAGCTTGATGCTTCAACAGCATCAGTTGGTGGTGAACTGTTCAAGATAATTGACTTCGTGGACCGCGTGGGTTCAACAATCGGTGACGCCAAAACTGACGTTATCGTTATGATGAACCAGACCGAACATGCGTTCCTTGCAGACGCGATAACATAAGGGAGTTGTAAAATGGCTATTGCACGCGCACAGCTAATGAAAGAACTCCTGCCGGGTCTGAATGCACTGTTCGGCATGGAGTACGCACGCTACCCAGAAGAGTGGCGTGCTTGCTTTGAGGTTGAAAACTCAGAGCGTTCCTTTGAAGAGGAAACAAAATTGAGTGGCTTTGGTGCCGCTCCTGTGAAGGATGAAGGTGCCGCCATCACTTATGATGACGCACAAGAAGCCTACACAAGCCGCTACACACACGAAACAATGGCAATGGGCTTCAGCATCACTGAAGAAGCTGTTGAAGATAACCTGTACGACTCATTGTCTGCACGTTATACCAAAGCCTTGGCTCGTGCGTTCCAGCACACAAAAGAAGTGAAAGGCGCAGACCTGTTCAACTCTGGCTTTACTGGTCAGGTTGGTGGTGACGGCGTTTCTCTGTTCAACGCTTCACACCCACTCGTAAACGGTGGAACTAACGGCAACCGTCCGTCAGTAGCTGTGGACCTGAACGAAACTTCGCTGGAAGCTGGCATCATTGCCATCGGCAAATGGACAGACGAGCGTGGCCTCAAGATTGCCGCCCGTCCGACCAAGCTGGTGATTCCGTCTGACCTTCAGTTCGTTGCAGAACGCTTGATGAAGTCTGAACTTTCTACTGTTGCTGGTGGTACTGGCGATGGTACGTTTGCTAAGAACGACATCAATGCAATTCGTTCAATGTCTTCAATTCCGGGTGGCTACATGGTCAACCATTACTTGACAGACGTTGATGCATGGTTCTTGGGAACAGACATCCCGAATGGCTTTAAGCACTTTGTTCGTGTTCCAATGAAGACTTCAATGGAAGGCGACTTTGAAACTGGTAACGTCCGCTACAAAGGTCGTGAGCGTTACAGCTTTGGCTACTCAGACCCGCTGGCCTACTACGGCTCACCGGGTGCTTAAACACCTTAGAGGGGCGAGGCAACTCGCCCCCCTTTTTTGCTATTCGGAGGAATGAATGTCGGACATTACCGCAACAACCGTTACCGCAGACGGCGTTGCCGTTAACCACGCGGCACGGGTAAAATCAATTTATTATATCCGTACATCTAATGCTGGTTCGCTAGTTCTGAAGGATGGCGGTGCAAGCGGAACAACTCTACTTACATTGACTGTTCCAGCCACAGAGGCAGGGGAAGACGAGAGTAACACTCTCACAATACCATCTGACGGAATCAGGTTTTCAACAAACGTATATGTTGATGTCACCAATGTCAGTTCCGTAACCCTATTCCATGCCTAGAAAAAAAGAAAAGCCTATAAAAACTTCTGTTAAGTCGGGAAACTTTAGACCGACTAAACAGGGTGCTGGCATGACTAAAAAGGGCGTTGCGGCGTATCGCAGGGCAAACCCCGGTTCTAAGTTGAAAACTGCTGTAACTGGCAACCCTAAGAAGGGAAGTAAGGACGCCAAGCGGCGTAAGTCTTTCTGCGCCAGAAGTGCAGGTCAAATGAAAAAGTTTCCAAAGGCGGCTAAAAATCCAAACAGTAGATTACGACAAGCAAGACGTAGGTGGAAGTGCTGATGGAGTCGGTAGAAGTAACACTAGCTAGGCTAGAGGAACGCATTAAAACATTATCGGATGAGGTTCGTCACGTTCATAAAGAGGTGTCGGACCTGAAAGCGCAAGCCAACCGCTGGAAGGGTGCCTTCTGGCTTATGGTTGCTATTGGGGGAGTCGTTGGCTCCCTCGCACATTTATTTGTAGGATGGATAAAATGACGATGAGTCGTGCAAACATGAAAGAACAAGTTAATCCAAAAAAGAGTAGAACCCCACAACCACCCAAGTCTAAGGCGCAAGCATTTGCTGAGTTCAAAAAGAAGAATGGATATTTTCATGATGCTGACCCTAAGAACCCTATGAATCGTGAACGCACACCCGGCATGATGTACGGTGGTAAGGTAAAGAAAATGAAACATGGCGGACCATGTAGAGGCATGGGCGCGGCAACAAAGGGCGGTAATTTTACTGTAAGCTAAAACATATAGGGGGGAAGAGTGTTACCAGAATTGATGGCGGCTAACGCGGCCTTCGCGGTTATCAAGCAAACCGTTGCCAATTCTGGAGATTTGCTAAAAGCGGGTAAAGCGATAAGTGATTTCGTTAACGCAAAGGACACTCTCCAGAGAAAAGGAAACAAGAAAAAGCACGGACTGTTTCGCGACCCAAACCAATCTTCTGACATTGAGGAGTTTATGGCTTTAGAAACTCTCAAGTCGAAAGAAGAAGAGTTGAAACAGTACATGATATACTGCGGTAGGCCGGGTCTATGGCATGATTGGATAAAGTTTCAGGGCAATGCTAGGAAGGAAAGGCAAAAACAGATTGAATTAGCCAAGAGACAACGGGAAGAATTGGTGCAGATAATTGGTATTATACTGGTCTTGTGTGTTGGTGTTCTCGGTATTGTTTGGCTTGTCTGGTTTGCTTCAGTATTGAAGGGGATGTAATGGCAAAAGGTAGCACAGCAACTAAAAGAGACCCTAAAAAGTGGGCGGCGGCAAAGGCAAGAGCCAAAGCAAAGATGGGTGGAAAACATTCGGCACGGGCCATGCAACTTGCTGTAAAATACTACAAGGACTCTGGTGGAACTTACTCTGGAAAGAAGAAGTCATCTAACAAGTTGTCAAAGTGGTCAAAGCAGAAATGGAGAACCAAGAGTGGTAAGAACAGCACAATCGGTCCAAAGGCAACGGGTGAACGCTATTTACCTACGAAGGCGATTAAATCTCTCTCCTCAAAGGAATATGCCGCAACAACAAGGGCAAAAAGAAAAGGGACGAAAGCAGGAAAGCAGTTCGTCAAGCAACCAAAAAGGATAGCAAAGAAAACAGCGAAGTTCCGTAAATAGAGTATGTGTTATCGCCGCATTAAGAAGGCACACCGTCAACACAAAAGCACCTCAGTTTCCGAACGGGGAAGGTTGACAAAGATAAAACGCATCAAGGAAAGGCGCGAAGAACAAGACTATGCTATAGAAAGTATTAGAGAATGGCTACATCAGGAACAGCTACGTTCAATCTTGATATCCACGAAATAATAGAAGAAGCGTATGAACGTGCTGGTTTAGGCCGTGCGTTTTCAGGAAGCGATTTTCGCACTGCAAGGCGTTCCCTTAATCTTTTGTCTCAGGACTTTGCAAACAGAGGTATAAATCTTTGGACGATAGAAGAAAGCACATTGTCCCTAACTTCTGGAACAGCAACATATACATTACCAGCAGATACTGTAAGTATCCTTGACCATTCAATAAGAGAAGGAACAGGTTCTTCGCAGTCTGACTTAGCTATAACTAGAATGAGTCTCGGTGAATATGCCTCTCTTTCATCAAAAAATTCAGATGGCAGACCAGTAAAAATATACGTTGAAAGATTGGTATCCGCACCGAAAATTACTGTTTGGCCTGTGCCAAATAACAATAACTATACACTAGTATATTACCGCATCAGAAGAATTTACGACACTGTGAATGGTTCTATTACGCAATTTGATGCGCCAACAAGGTTTCTTCCAGCTATAGTTGCTGGTTTAGCATATCAACTAGCATTAAAAAATCCTGACACAGCGGACAGGGTAGCTATGTTAAAACAGATGTATGAGGAGGATTTTGATTTAGCGGCTACTGAAGACAGGGACCGTTCAGACTTTAGGATAGTGCCAAGCATTACATGAATTATATTACAAGCAATATCCCATATTTTAAAACGTGGGTAAGGCGTGAATACACAACTAACTTTGATAGATATCATGGAGAGTTTTTGCATGGCATGGCGATAGCTGTGACAACTCTTCCAATGAGAACCTTGACCTTTCAAATTTTATTTACTGGTTGTGAAAATGAAGAAGAAAATGTGCATGGTGGTGCAATGTGGGCAAGGATGCCTCTCACTGCCCTCGTAGGTGATACGCCATTTGAAGAGTGGCCTGAACCAATGCCGACTGAGTTAGCCCAACCGTGGGACTGTCAGTCACATCATCATTCTGTGTTTGTTCTTAACAGGGCCACACCATGTCCTTGGCAAGCAAAGATAGATGGGAATTTTTTCCCTGCAAAGTATTACTTTACTATCGACTATACAGACACAGAGGTAGCGGACGACCCCGCCCAACACAAGCAAAGTCATGTGCTTGAGTTGATGGATGCGGGACCGTGGACAGGGAATATTGTAGCCCTGCCAAACAATCGGGTTCGAGTAACAAATCCAGCGTGGTTTGCTACAGGAGAAGGACCGCCGGACTTCAGGCCAAGCCAGTGGGTCCATCACTCTAAACAAGACCCTAACTATGTGAATGATACTTCACGGGTTTTCAACAACCTTTATGCGGAGACAGATGATGAAGAAGATGAAGAAGAAGCCTAAGGGCATGATGCGCGGTGGCAAGACAATGATGTCCAAGGGAATGAAGCGCGGTGGCAAGACAATGATGTCTAAGGGCATGAAGCGTGGCGGCAAAATCATGGGTATGAAAGCTGGCGGTAGCACCAAGATGCCAATGGTAATGAAGGATGGAAAGAAAGTTCCAGCCTTTACCGTTGATGGCGTGGGCAAAATGAAGAAGGGTGGACCCACAAAGAAGGCCGCTAAGAAGGTGTCTAAGACTAAGAAGCAACAGGCCGCAATAGCTATTGCCAAGAAGAAGGCTAAGAAAAAACCCGCAAAGAAAATGATGTACGGCGGCAAGACTAAGAAGTAGTAATGGCTAGATATGCTTCGGGTAAGAAATCTGTTGCTTTATGTGACCGCTGTGGACAACAGTATCCATATCAAGATTTAAAGGAACAGATAGAAAACAAAAGACCTAATGGACTTAGGGTTTGCCCACCGTGCTTGGACAAAGACCATCCACAGCTACAGTTGGGCAGACAAAGAATTGTTGACCCGCAAGCATTGCGTCACCCAAGGCCCGACAGAGTTGAGCCAGCAAGTAACATCATAGCCTTTCAAACTCTGTATCCGCATACCGCTGGAGAAAACAGATTCTCTCTTAGTGGGATTAACATATCTACTAGCTTCAATATGACTACGGCTGGTAGCACATCAATAACTACGCCTTCTGCCAACTTTAGTTCTGCATTTGTTCAGACAACCGCAGGTGCTGTTGTATCTTCAGCAACCACATACAATGTCTTTGTTCAGTCAGGTTTTACAGGATATGGCACTGGCAATAGATACTTCTTTGCTGGTATCAGTGGCCCTGCACCAACCCTCACTCTTAACGAGGGAAGCACATACATATTTGACCAGTCGGACAGTAGTAATGCTGGTCACCCACTTAGATTTAGTACAACACCAAATGGAACTCATAACGGTGGGTCAGAGTATACAACTGGCGTAACGGTTGTTGGAACTCCGGGTAATGCTGGTGCTTATACACAGATAGCGGTGGCTTCGAGTGCGCCAACTTTATATTACTATTGCACTAATCATGCAAACATGGGTTGGGTAGCACACACCCCACCCGGCACCACAGAGAACCTAGTAATAGTAACGGTGACAAACACTGGTAGCGGTAATGCGTTCCGTCACAATCAACAAACTGTTGGTGTTAGCGGTGTAGATATAAATGAGGGAGAGGCATACATATTTGACCAGTCAGATTCATCGAACTCTGGTCACCCTCTAAGATTTTCAACAACAGCGGGTGGTTCGCATTCAGGTGGTTCCGAATACACAACTGGCGTTACCGTTGTGGGAACACCGGGTTCCGCTGGTGCGTATGTAAGAATCTTAGTAGCCGCCAATGCGCCTACACTTTACACATACTGCACAAATCATTCATTGATGGGATATAGGGTTAACACCGTATGAATTATACATCTCTTGTACAAAACATTAAGGACTTTATGGAAGACGATGGCACGGAGTTTGCAAACTCTATTGATACCTTCATCGACCTTACCGAACTACGCCTGTCTAGGGACTTAAAGATACCAGCCTTTCGGCGCAGACAATTATCTGCGTTTTCTCAGAACGACCCGTATCTCACTATGCCCACAGATATGGTAACTCTTGAAAACTTACAGACAAAGGTTGGGTACACATCTGGAAATACTGGTTCACATGTAAACCTTCTTTTGCGTTCTGACGAGTTTATGACAGAGTTTTGGCCTGACAGGTCAGTAACAGGAATACCAGAGTATTACGCATACTTTGATGATGCTACTATATATGTAGCACCGACTCCCAGCAGTAACATTCCAGTAGAGATTAGTTACCGCCGCCGTTTACCCGCACTGTCTTCAAGCAATCTGACTAATTGGTTGACCGACAATGCGAGTGACGCACTCCTGTATGGAAGTCTCCTTGAGGCGTCAATGTTTAATAGAAACGCAGGATTGCAACAAGGGTACTTATCTATGTACCAAGCCGCTGTTCAACGGATTACCGAAGAACAGCAACAACGAAACTCAGTCGATAATTTTTACATGAGAAACGAGGGTTAATAAAATGGCAACAGCAAACGCCGCAACTTCCTTTCTGGAGTACAAAGTTCTGGATTTTATATTCAAGAACAACTCCAGTTCATTCGCTACACCGGGCGACAACATTTATGTTGGCCTAGCTACCGCAGTATCTAACTTCAATGACACTACTGGTGAAACTGGCAACGCCGTTATTACTGAAGTGAATACATCCACTCAGGATTCTAACTATCAACGCAAGCAGGTAAACGCCGCAGGATGGACTCCACAGGCAATTAGTGCCGACACTCAGAACATTACTAACGCCGGGAACATTGAGTTTGACGCTTCAGGTGGACAAGCAAACTACACTGTAACACACGCATTTATCGCGACTCACCAAACAGATGCCCCTGTAACATTTGGCTCTAATGGTAACGTGTTGTTTGTCGGTGCGCTTAACACAGCAAAAACAATCCAGTCGGGTGACATTTTCCGCATCAACGCGACAAACCTTACTATCGAGTTGAAGTAATGACACTGGTCATCAAGGACCGAATTAAAGAAACAAGCACCACCACTGGCACTGGAACATATACCCTCGCTGGTGCAGTAACGGGCTTTGAAACATTTGGAGAAATAGGTAATGGCAACACTACCTATTACACTTGTACAGATGGCACAGACTTTGAGACTGGT